TAGAACTTGCTCTCTACACCCAACGTCTCAACCATTTCGTAACTCCTCTTTGGAAGTGCCAAAACGATAGAGCAAAGAGAGCGGAAAAACAACTATTTTTCCTTTTGTATCAATGACTTAACACAGGCGTGACATTCGCATTACGCGGCTATTCGATGCTCATAGAACGGGTGCTGCTTGTCGTCGAAGATCGCGTACAGCTCGCGCAGGTTGCCCGGATCGGGGTTGAGCCAGGCGTCGACGTGTTCGGGCTTGATGTTGATGATCGTGCGGTCGTGGCCGGCAGCGGCGACTTCGGGCTCGGGCTCGTCGGTGATCGCGGCGAAGCTGAGCAGGTCCGGCTCCTGCCCTTTCGGATCCTTCCAGTGCGACCACAGGCACGCCACCAGCATCGGCTCCCCGGTGCGCGGGGTGAACTGCAGCACCTGGTTGCCGGCCGGTCCATCGACGTTCTCGTAGAACCGGTTCACAACCATCAATCCGTGGCTGTGGCCGAACTGGCCCTTCCAGAACCCCTCCAGGTTGTCGCGCCGTGCGTTGTACGTGCCCGGGTACTTGCGATCGTATGCCGCGGGCTTGCCAGCCGGCCGGCACTGATACCGCATCGGCCGGACAACGCGCCTCCCGCCCTCACTCACCAGCACCAGGCCGTACGTTCCAGGGAAGATGCGGCTGTCCCGGGCCTTCGGCTCGGCGCGCTTGATGTCGGAGAGCTTTGCCTTGCCGGCTTCAATCTTGTTGCCGGCGATGCGCACGTCCTCGCGCACCTTGACCGTCTCTTTCGTCTGCAGCGAGCGTTCGGCATCGGCCAGCCGCTTCGACTGCTTGAAAAGGTCCTGCTCGATCTTCGCGATCTGCTCCGCGTTGTACTGCTCGATCAGCCTCTGCACCTGGCGTTCGGCATCCATCGATGGCTGCATGAATGGGGCATCCATCCCCTTCGGGATCTTGATTTTGCCCCCGGCGCCACGGTCCCCGTACAGGATCACGAAGTCCTTGATGCTGATATCCGCGCCGAACTTTTCGACGTACTCGCGATAGTCCTGCCACGCTTCTGCTGAAAAGCACATGGGATGCCTACTGGGTGAACTTTCCATGATCGTAAGTCAGCGCCGGGGAAGGCTTGGTCACGACATGAGTTAGTAATTGTACTAACATCGCCGGCCGTCTCGAACACTGAGACAGCGCCCCGCGAGAGTACGCGCATGTTGTCCCCCTCCCCCAATATCCGCCTCATCGGCCGGGCCCTCATCGACGGTCCGGCGCACTCGGTGCCGCTGGCCGGCGCCCATGCCCGCCTGGGCTTCCCGTCGCCGGCAGAGGATTTCATCGATGACGGCATCGACCTGCACCGGCTGCTCGTGCGCAACCCGGCGGCCACATTCATGTATCGCGCCGATGGCTGGTCGATGATCAACGCCGGGATCTGCGATGGCGACATCCTCGTCGTTGATCGCTCCGTGCGCCCCTTGTCGGGCGACCTTGTCATCGCGGTGTGGGATGGCAACCAGCCGACCTGCAAAGTGCTCAAGACATTCGAGCAGCACATCGAACTTGACTCGGCAAACCCGGACTTCCCGCCAATCATCCTGCCGCCCGGAACCGAGGTCGAGGTATTCGCGGTGGTCGGTGTCGTGCGGCAGATTCAGCGCAGGCGCGGCCATGTTCGCGCTCGTTGACGGCAACAACTTCTACGCCAGCTGCGAGCGCGTGTTCCAGCCGGCGCTGCGCGGCAAACCATTGGTGGTGCTGAGCAACAACGACGGCTGCGCTATCGCCCGCTCTGCAGAGGCCAAGGCGCTGGGCGTCAAAATGGGCCACCCCGCGCACGAGCTGAAAGGCCTGGTGCGGCGGCATGGCCTGCAGATGCGGTCGGCCAACTTCGGACTGTACGGCGACCTGAGTGCCCGCGTTGTCTCGATTCTGCGCGATGCCGCACCGCGGGTGGAGGTCTACAGCATCGATGAAAGCTTCCTCGATCTCACTGGAATCCGGCTGCGCGAGCAGTTCGCCCGCGACTTGCGCGAGCGCGTGCACCGGTGGACCGGCATCCCCAATTGCATCGGCATCGGGCCGACGAAAACGCTCGCGAAGCTGGCCAACAAGCTGGCGAAATCCGGCACCGGCGTGATGGATCTTGGCGAACCCGGCGCGTGCGCGGCCGCATTGGCCGACTTCCCGGTCGGTGACTTGTGGGGCGTAGGACGCAAGCTGGCACCGAAGCTGGCCGCACGCGGGATTCACACCGCGGCGCAGCTGCGTGATGCACCCACCGATGACATCCTCGCGGCCTTCGGCGTCACGCTCACGCGCACGCAGCGGGAGCTGCAGGGGCATGCGTGCATGAGCATCGAAGAAGTGGAGCCGGACCGGCAGCAGATTGTCGTCAGTCGATCATTCGGCAGCCGCGTTTCAGACCCGCAGGCGCTTCACGAAGCCCTGGCCACGTTCGCCGTGCGCGCGTGCGAGAAGCTGCGGGCCCGGGGCCTGGTGGCCAGCGGCGTGCAGGTGTTCCTGAACTCGGACCCCTTCCGGCCCGAGCTGCCACAGCATCACCCCAGCCGGGCAGTCAGCCTGTCGGCGGCGACATCGGACACAAGCATCATCCTGCGCTGCGTCCGCCAGCTGTTCGACGGCATGCTGCGCAAGGGTATCGGCTACAAGAAAGCCGGCGTGTGCCTGCTCGATCTTGCCCGCCCGGAAGCGCTGCAGCAGGACATGTTCACCCCGGCCAGCGTCGGCAACGATGCATTGATGGCCACGCTCGACGCGATCAACTCCAGGTTCGGCCGCGGCACCGCCGGCCTGGGCGCCAGCGGATGGCACTCAAAGCCGGAATGGCGCATGCGGCAGACCATGCTGTCCCCGAACTACACGACAGACGTGCGCCAGCTGCCCCGCGTGCGGTGCTGACAGCGTTGACCAGGCCGTAACGAGCAGTCGGCATAGGATTCGACATGACCAACACGCTGACCCGCGAAGAGCTCGACCTGTGGCTGCAGGATCTGTCGGTGCGCATGAAGGTGGAAGCAGAAACCGCCCTCACCGGCGATCTTGCCGAAATCGTGGCGGGTGAGGTCGAGTGGATTGAACCCCGTGTCGCCGCGGCGAATTTCGACTACTTGCATGACAAGGCCCAAGGCCTGATCGAAGCACTGGAGCGGCGTGCAGCAGGTGAATCGCATGACTCAGCACGCTGATTACGAACTGGCGTTCAATGAGATCTCCCATGCCCTCCTCAGGCTTGGGGAATCCCAGCATTTCTGGAAGATCTGTGACGAAGTCGAAGAGCGGCTGATCGACCAGTATCCAGAGGACGAAGTCGCGATCATCGAGATGGTTGCCACGTGGCTGGTGAAGCTCGGCGTTCACCCAGAAGACGACCTGCTCGGCTTTATATAGGCCTGTACCGCAGCCAGCACCCGCCCCTCTCGGGGAGGTAGGAGACGGGCCGGCGCGGGGATAGCGCCGTTGCTGGCCACCAGCAGCCCCACATCCCTGCAGGAGCCCGACGGTTGGATTGCCTGGACTTGGGCCGGCGCCGCCGTTGCTGGCAATGCAACCATCCTGCTTCGGCAAGGCGCAGTCTGTCGGCCAACGGCCTCAGACGTTGTAGGTTTTTCCTGACCACCAGCAGAAATCCACTCTGACCCCTGTTTCTATCCCCCACCTCCATACACCAGCTGCCGCGAGTGCGCTGCTGACGCAGAGTTGCATGAGCCAGGGGGTTTCTGTGGCGCCACGCTTGCCGCCAGTACTGCAGCCAGCACCCGGCCCTCTTGGGGACGTAGGGACCGGGTCGACGCGGGGAATGCGTCGTTGCTGGACGCCAGCAGCTCCGCATCCCTGCGGGAGCCCGGCGGGTGGATGGCCTGGCAGGAAGCCGGCGCCGCCGTTTGCTGGCGCCTCTACTATTTAGCGGACACGATGAATTGTCAGTCAGACTCTGTCGCGAACAGCTGTAGGCATTCCCTTACCTGATGGGGCGCCGCCACAAACCACGCCTATTACAACTCACGAACGAGTTCCGCGATGTCGAAAATTCACTCTGACCCCTGTTTTCCCTGCCCCTATCACGCAAACCCGGCCGCCTGCGCCTGCGCGAGGATGCGGGCAGGAGTGAGCGCCTTGTCGTAAATCGTCGCGTCCTGGAGGGTCGCCGATGTGGCGTCTGCGGTGTCCTCGCCGGAAGAAGCCGAACCTACCGATATGCGCATTCCCCCCGAGGCCGTCCCGGGGTTAGCGGCAACCTGGGGAATGGAGCCCGTCGCTACCAAGGTGCCGTTCTTGTACACGCGGGCTTCGTTGCCCGTGCCGCGAGTCACATGCACCAACGCCGGCACGTCCAGCTCGAGCGTGTCCGGAGCGGAAGTCACCGACTTCCACGACTCCGACGTGAACGCGCCGACGCCCAACTCCCCATTCGCGCCGACGGAGAGCCACAGGCCCTGCGAGCCGCCAAGCTGGTAGTTGCCAATGTGGATCAGCACCCCGCCCCATGCCGCAACGCGGATAACCGCCGCCAGTGTCCACGACTTGTTGCCGTTGAACGCCGCAGCGATGTCGGTCCCGTAGGTGTTGTTTCCGCTGCCTACTCGCTCGCCATTTTGCGCGGTCGTTCGCACTGTCCGCATGGCAGCATCCGCGCCCGCGTACATACCAGGACGCCCGAAGTCAGGAGTTCCCGTGACCACGCTGAGGTGTCGATCGTGGCCGGAAGAGTCCAGCGCCGGCCCCTCCAGGTCGTTGAGACGGTAGTAGGCCCAAGGGGCGTCCGCCAGAATCGCTGTCGGCAGAGCGTCGGAGGGCGGTGCTGCCGACGCCGCGGCCATCATCATCCGCCGCAGCATCACGCACTCTCCTGCATGGCGTACTCGACCGTCGTTCCGTCATTCACGGTTTTGTACGACAGGATCGTCACGCCATTGGCGGCGCTCTTTACCGCGGTATCGCTACCGCCCAGCGGCTTGAATGACCCCGGCAGAGTCAGCGATCGGCCGCCCGTTACGTCCTGCACAATGCGGATCTCGCCCTCCGTCGTATAGCCGGCAGGAGCGAGATTCGACAAGGCAAGCGTCACATTACCGGTGAGCGTGAGCGTGTGATTCCGATGCAGACCGTGGCCGCAGTCCACGGTGGCCACGCTGCCGGCGACCACCACGGCCTGCACTTTCATGCCAAGCAGCTGCTGCACAGGGATCTTGATATCGGCGCCTGCCGCCACGGGGATGCTGCCGGTGTCGGTGCCACCCGCCACCGCCGTGGCGAGGATGACCTCCGTGCCCACCAGGGCGCTGAGTTGCGGGTTTTCATCGATGCGCTTGGTTGCCATTTTATTATCCGATGTAGGTGTCGTCGTTCTGATCGGCGTAGGTGTCGCCGCTCTGATCGACATAGTCGCTGTATGGGGTAACGCGGTAGGTGCACTCGATGATCTGCATCTGCCAGCTCGTGAGGCCATCACGCACGGCCTCCACTTCCACGCGCAGCAGTCCGTCAGCCGCCGGCGCATGGCTTGCAGTCGTACCGGTAACGCCGCTGTCGGTGTGCACCAGCACGCCGCCCAGGTACCAGCGCACGGTGTAGGTGACGCCGGCCTCCGGGCCGATACTGGCCGCCGTCTGATCGACGAGCTGATCAGCCGACGCAATGCGATCACGATGAAGCCAGGCCACGTCGGCGGTTTCGAATATCTCCACCGGCTCCGCGGCACCATTGACTGTGACCGCGGCCGGCGGGTACGGCCGCGCTGCGCGGCTGGCGAATGCCACACTGGAAGCTGCAGCACCGGACAGTTCAAGCCGCTGGCTGGTGCTGCGCGGCAGGAGCTTGGCCGAGACCGACGCGCCATCGCTGTAGCGGGTGGCATCCAGCGCGATGGAATCATCAATCACCCACAGCCGCTCACCATCCAGGTGCACGGCGGGCACGGTATCGGTACAGCCGCGGCCCAAGGTGACAGTGCCGGCGATCAGGTCCACTTCATCGAGCCGGCAGATTTCATCGCCCCACAGCACCATCGCGCCGGTCACTGCATCTTCCAGCCCGCGTGCGGCAGTGATCCCGATGACGGTGTCCATGCGGCCAGCGGCTGCGGCGGAGAGCGCGGTGGCGCTCCAGTCCGACTCGGCTTGCTGATCGAAGCCGGCTCCTGCATCCACCTGCAGGCTGTAGTCGATTTCTGAGCCG